CCCTTGGCGGCGGCGTTGGCCGTCACGTAGGAGAAGATGACGGTCTTGCCGGAGCCTGTCGGGGCGACCAGGAGCGGGCGCTTACGGCCTGCCCGGAAGGCTTCGCGGACGGCGTCCACGGCGGCGGACTGATAGGGACGGAGGGAGAACACGTGCGGGAATGGGGGTAGATTGTGGGGTATAATCGGCGGGGGCAAATTGTAAACATTCGGGATGGACGCGAGGGGTGGGCAGTGTAGTTTGTTTTCCTCCCGCACAACCATGAGCACCCAATACATCAAGCCCTCCGCGATCCGCAAAGCCGTCAAGGCTGGCGGCAAGCGCACGTCCTCCGAGTTCCTCGACGCCCTCGACCGCTACGTCGAACGCGCCATCGCTCGGGCCATCGCCGAACACAACGGCGGCAAGAAGACCATCGACGCCTCCGTCGCCGGTCACGTCCTCGGCAACCGCTAACCGACGACCATGAAAGCCCTCGCTGCCCTCACGTTCATCACCATCCTCGGATGGTTCGCCATCGTCACCTTCTGCGGTCCCGAACTGTACCGCGTCATCAACGGCCCCGAGCCGGTGAAGACCAAGGTCACCCACCGCCGCGCCCGCTAATCTCCCGCACCATGAAACACAAACCAGTCAGCATCACCGATCCTGTCCGCCTCCAGGCGGCCAAGGACATCCTCATCGAACGCCGAGCCAAGGCCAAGGTCAGCGCCTCCTACGAGCTCTACGGCTTCCTGTTCAACGGCAAGACCGACATCGACCGCATCGACCACGCGCCGACCTCCGGGGACTTCGTTCCCCTGATCGGCAAGAAGCGCATCGCCTCGCTGTTCACCGCCTACGACATGGTGGTCGAGTTCCGCAGCGCCTGGAAGACCGACGACCAGGCGAAGGTCGTGGCATGGGAGGCCGCGCAGTAAGGCCATGGAACCCATCCCAGCCATCATTAAGCGCGGCAAGCGTAAGGAGCACGTCATGCTCTTAAATTACACGCTCGATTCCAAGCAGGATGGCCAAGACATTTTCTGGAGCGAACGGTACGTCGCAACTGGTCGTCCCGATGGTCGCCATATCTTCGGCTGGAACCAGTGCCTTGATGCCGACATCATGATTGACGCTACTAAGCGCTTCAAGGGTGGCGAGTTCATATGCCCTTCGTTCTGCGCCGATTCCATCGTCATCAATGACATTGAATGGGTCATCATCGAGACCGGATATCGTGGCAGTTTCCTAGCCAAGGATAAGGCCATCATTCAGATCAAGGCATCCCGCTATATCGAAGACCGCCGCACTATCGCCTACCATGCCTGACCCCCTCTCCCACCATCCCGCCATGCTCATCATCAAACCCGACTCCATGCCCCGCTTCTGGTGGCTCGTCCCCTGGGCTTACGCCCGGCAACTGCACCGCAACTGCGTCGCCCTGAAGGCGCTGTGCGACAGGCAGGACGATGTCCTGCGTGCTCCCGCCTCACCTAATCCTCGTCCGCGCTGGTCCATCTGGATCAGCGGACTGCCCGGCCCTGACCGCAAGTACCTGTTCGTCGATAACGACAAGCAGGAGACGACCAGCCCCAAAGGCATCACCTACGGAACCGCCGTCCACTTCCACGGTGATACCTGGACCATCATGAAAGACCCCGAGGACGCCATCGTCTTCTGCGACCGTCTTAACAGGGGGGAAATCAAATGACCCTCACCCCCTACCAGATCGCCACGCGGCACATGGCCACCGAGGTCGAGCACATCAACCGGCTCCTGCATACGCGGGACCTGTCCACGGCCAAGGCCAAGCTGATGCTCGGCGACGCCGCCGTGGCCGCCGCGAAGACCGCAGGCGACACCGACCTCGTCATCAAGTACGGCATCCACCAGAACCGCGCCTGGTTCAACATCCTATGAGCGAGGAACCCTTCCAGCAGGAATATGACCCGGCTGACCAAGTGACGGTCTACCACGCCAGAGTCGGCGAGGAGTATGTCATTCAGGTATCATGCACCCTGCCAGTAGCCGGTGTTCAGTTGGTGCGCCGTCACGCCTTGCCGCTTATTCTTTCAAGCAATCGTGTCTATCTCGACACTGCCATCAGGTCGGAGAAGCGACTGCTCGCCGCCGACATGATTAAGAAACTCCAATCCTACGTTTAATCCCATGAGCGACATCAACCACAACCGAATGATTCCCCTGCACATCGCCGACCAGGCGGTGGCCAACTGCGAGGCCGAGATCCAGAGGCTCCGCGAGGAGAACGCCCGGCTCAAGGCCGAGGTCGAGCGGCTCCGCAAGGCCGGGGATGCGATGGCGAATTGGTTTCGTCCTGTGGCTGGTGTAGAATCTTTGCCAGCACACATCGTTTATGAATCGTGGAAAGCCGCCAAGGAGGGCAAGCAGCCGTGAGCCAATACATCGACAGGAAAACAGTTCTTAACATTGTCTATACGCAACAGGCTACTCGTATGGCTGACGCTTACGAAACCCTGCTTGCGGACTTCTCCCAAATGACCGCTTGGGGTCGAGGGCTTGAGTCCGACCTGTCCCACGCAAGGGTCGAAATCTCGTTCCTCAAGGCCGAGGTCGAGCGGCTGACTGTTGAAGCAGATTTGAAAACGCCTGCTCGCAAAATCCAAGCATTGGAGGCGGAGGTCGAGCGGCTCCGCAAGGCTGGGGATGTCACCAGCAAACGCCTTCATTGGTTTTGCCAGAAATGGGGCTGGAAAGACGATGACTTGAAAACGCTTACCCCAGAATGGAACGCCGCCAAGGAGGGCAAGCAGCCGTGAGCAAGCCCACCCGATACACCGCCTGCGGTGATGAGGTCGTCATGGCGGACGCCGATGGGCCGCTGGTAAAGTTGGAGGACTACAAGCGACTCGACGATCTGTGCAAGAAGCTGATGAAGCAGCACTCCGACATCTCCTGCGAGAACATCAGGCTCCGCAAGGCCGGGGATGATGTTGTCGCTGACCTTGAGCATCTCACTAAGTCGGGCTGGTTTGATAAGTGCAAATCAGTTAAGCGCTGGAACGCCGCCAAGGAGGGCAAGCCCCATGCCTAAGCAGAAGCGTCGCCCTGAGCGCCAGCGTCCCGGCCTCAAGCTGCTCACCCCTCACGAGCAGAAGTCCGTCAAGCGGATTACCGCCGCCGACCGCAAGCGCTGGGAACACCTCTTCAGCCTCAACGTCTGGAAGCCGTCCAAATGACCACTCCCTACAATCCACGCACGCCCATCAACGAGCTGCACGACATGATCGACAAGCACGTGCCGCAGGCCGAAGCCAAGTTGCAGGCGTTCTACGACAAGGCCCACGAGACTCGTGCCCTGCTCAAGCGCCTAGGGTGCTGGCCTGCCCCACGGCCTGCCGCCCAGCCGCCCAGGCGTAAGGAGACCGGACGCGGCACCATGTCCACCGTCGCCGCGATCGCCTACGAATGGGCGCTCGCCAACGGCAAGACGACCAACGAGGCCGCCGAAGAGTTTCGGTGCACGCCGGATTCCATTCACTCCTACCGCCAATACCGCAAACTCCCCAAACTGAAACGATGAACCCTGATAAGACATATGATCCTGTGTGGACCTACGCCACTCATAAGGACACCACCGACGCATGGACGCATGGCGCCGTGTTTGGCCATACCCACGCAGGCAACCACGAGTCAAGCGACACCAGCCTGCCCGGCTCCGACCTACCTCGCGAGGTGAAGCCCCTGCCGTTCTTCTGGTGGCTCAACCCTTGGAAGCACATGGAACTGCTGTTCGATGCCTACAAGGACCACGCCGAGACAGCTAACGCTTGGCGCGCTCGCTACCACCTGCAGTCCGAAGAGACCGAGCGTCAGCGCCAGACCGTTTACGACCTGCAGAACGAACTCGAGACCGTGAAGGCCGAGCGCGACGCCGCCAACGACGCCGTCCGCACCCTCCGCAAGAAAGGCAAACGCCGTGGCTGAGCTCGAACTCACGATCCGCCACAAGGGCACCGAGTACATCGTCCTGCTGGACGTGACCTGGGAGAAGGTGGACGACTCCTTCGACCACGCCTTCGGCACCGAGCACCGCTCCCACTGGGAGGCCGAGGACTACGACGTGCAGTCCGTCATCGACGAGGAGGGCGACGAGCTCGACGCGGACGACGTGCCCGGACTCCACCGATCCATCCGAGACGCCCTTAACGACTATGACTACCAGCCGTAAGCGAGCCCCCTACGGCGCCGTGAAGGATGCCTGCGCTCAGGCCGACGGCACCGGGGTCACCGCGATGGAGGTCGCCAAGGCCACAGGCTTCCCGGTCCACTCCATCCGATCCTGCTGCCGAGACTACGGCTTCAGCCTCCGGCCAGTCCGTCGGCGGCAGGGGTCGGTCAAGGCCCTCGTGATGGAGGCCCACGAGCAGGGGCTGACCATCCCGCAGCTCTCCGAGACCTCGGGTATCAATCCCCATACCCTGTACTCAGTCCGCCGACGCCTCGGCCTAGGGGTCTGCGTGCCCCGCCAAGCCTCCCGCCGTCCATGACCCTACTCCTTACCCTCACCGCCGGGCTTCTCGCCTCTGAGGCCGTTTCTGACCCTGTCGTGCAGGCCGTCGAGCAGGTGGAGTCCTCTGGCCGTGGAGCCCTGACCCCCGATGGGGACGGCGGAAAGGCCAAGGGATGCCTCCAGTGGCACGCCGTGGCATGGAAGGACTGCTCCGCCGTGCGCCGTAAGGCAGGGCTGGAGGTCTGGCCCTACTCCGCCGCGTCAGACCCGGCCAAGGCAAGGGACTACGCCCGCACCTGGCTGACGGCGCTGAAGGTCAGGCTCGCCAAGCAGATTGGAAGGGCTCCGTTCCCCGGGGAGATCTGGCTGGCGTGGAACCTCGGCTGGTCCGGCTATGCGCGGTACGGTTTCAGCCTGGCGTTCGTCCCGAGGGCGAAGTTCGACAAGGCAAGGCAGGTGAACACGCTGGCTTGGGGCTTGCCAAAGCGGAAGCCGTCCGCACGTTAAGGAGCGAGCCCGGCAAATAACTTGTGCGGGATCGCAAGGGGGCGTCGGGCTCAGGCCACTCGAAAGGGTGGCCTTCTTGTTTTAACGCTTGAACCTACTGCGCTGGTAATGGCGGCGCGGCATCGGCACGTTGAACACCTTGAAAGGGATGTCGTCGGCGGTCGCCTGATACTGCAGGGCCCGCGTCGTCATGCCCATGCTCTTGGCGATGACCGACAGGGGAGCCCAGCCTTCCGGAACCTTCCCGACCCTGGCGACCTTCTGGGCTTCATGCGCCTGCTTCCATGTCTTGAACTTAGGCGAAAGGCGGAAGACGACCTTGCCGAACTTGATGACCTTACGCTCTGCGTAGCCGATGGCCACCAGCCTGTCGGCGATGTCGCGAGCTCCGCCCATCGTGCTATAACCGAGGAGAGGGAGCAGTTCCCTGGTATGCAACCAGCCTTCGTCAAGCTCTGCGGTGATGGTCACGGCTGGCTTGTCGGTGATGACGGCCTTGAGGAAGTCTTGGACTCTCATCAGATCAGGTCGTAAGCGGTGGAGCAGATGAACTTCCCCTGGAAGCGGTGAGCCGTCCAGACCTTGCAGTCTCCGGTGTTCTCGTCGATGACCCCATGGAGCCAGCCGTTGCACCACTTCGTCGTGGCCAGACGGCGCAGGGCGTAGTCGGCCTTGTTGATGTCCATGAGGCACATCCCTGAGACGCCGACGATGGAGGCTTCCAGGTGCTCGATGGTGCAGAGGGCGAAGTCGTGGGTGTGTCCGTGGATGACTACGTCGCCCGGCCGGCCGAGGGTGCGGGCCGTCTCGCGGGTGGCGTTGATGCCCGCCCTGAAGCCGTGGCACCCTGTCAGCTTGCCGACGCGGAAGCGGTTGACGTCCGCCTCTGACTTGCCCTTCACGGAGTAGCGGTGAATCTCGCGGCACCCGGCCTCGGCCAGCGCATCGGCATATGACCGGACGGCGCGCTCGGCGTTCTCGCGGCGGTCGCCGTTGCGGGACAGCATCTGCTCTTCAGCTCTGATGTCATGGTTGCCCTGCAGGTAGATGGTAGGCTTCAGGATTTTCTTGATGAAATAGTTCCCGGCCTTGAGGTCCTCGGCGATGCCTTCCTCCTGATCCTCGGGAGAAGCCCCACGGCGCCATGCCCCGAAGTCGAAGCAGTCCCCGAGGTGGATGCGAAGGGTAGGATTCCACTTCCCGATGAAGGCGCCGAGAGCGTCCTGCGTTTCCTCGCAGACGTGGTGGCCGTGGTTGTCTCCGGCCGCGACCCAGCGGATGATGCTCATCGGTAGACGCTCAGCTCCTGGGTGAACTGGCGAGCCCACTGGCTGATGCGCTCGACGGACTTGTCGCCGAAGGAGAGCTGCAGGGCGTGGCCGGTGGTGAAGCATCCCTTGGCCGCCATCTCGGCGATGCTGTAGGCTTCCTGCTCGTTCGCGGGAAGGTTGCCGTGGCGCTCGATGTAGATCGGGACGAACGCCCAGCCATGCTTCTCGGCCTCGGCCTTGAGCTTCTCGTACTCGTTCAGGTAGCGCAGGTCAGGGATGAGGATGACGGAGCCGGTGCTCTCGGTCTCGGCCAGCGTGTCGTTCACCCAGACGCCGATCTCCTTCAGGACCTTCTTCACCCAGACGTCCGGGTCGATGCTCCGGCGGTATTCGCCGTAGGCCACGAGCATGGGGCGGAGCTTGGCCTTCTCGGCGGTGTCCTCGGTGAAGGCGTTCACCTTCACGCCGACGGAGGCCATGGCTTTCTCCATGTCGGTCTTCAGCGCGTCGGCGAACTTCAGGGTGATGACCGAATAGGAAGGCTCGGCCTCTTCGAGGTGGTCGAAGATGGCGTCGGCGAGTGAGTCCTTCCCACTCCTTGCGAAGCCAGCGATGGGTATGAGCAGGTGTTTCATAGGGAAGTCTTTCGGTAGCCTTGCGACCAGAGCAGGTCGGTGATCTTGCGGGAGAGGTTGTCCACCTTGCGCTCGCTGGCCTTCCAGTCAGCCAGGTGCAGGCCCTCGTGGACGAGCACGCGCAGGTTCTCTTTCGCCCCGACGATGTGCGGGTCGATTTCGATGGTGTTGTCCTTCTTGCAAGCGAGCCCTGCCGTGTCGCCCGGTAGAGGGCGGACGATGACCTTCGGCACCTTGGGCTTGCGTCCCATGGATAGACGTTCTGGCGGGGCATCTGCGGGTCAGCAAACAATAAGGCCGACCCCCTTGCGAGAGTCGGCCCGGCACAACGATCCAAGCTGAGCCTAAATGTCGATGGGTTCGTCTGCCTTAGGTTCCTGCTGTGGCGCTGCCTCGGGGGCCTTGGCCTTCTTGACCACGTCCTTCACGGCTTCGGCGGCGGACTGCACCGGCTGGCCGTCCACGGTTCGGCTGCCGAACTCCGCCTGGTTGTCGTCTTGGATGGCCTGCTGGACCTCACGCGGGAGGCGGGGGAGCCACTTGGCGTGGCGCTTGAACACGGTCTTCTTCCACATCTCCAGAGGGTAGGTAGCCCAAGGGCCGGACGAGCCGGAGCGGCTGGCCTTACGGATGGCCTCGATCTCGGCCTTGCTCATCTGGCAGGCAGAAGTCTCGCCGTCCTTGAAGCGCACGATGGAGTAGGCGGCGTAGGGTTCGCCCCGATCGGAGGCGAGGTCGACGACGTGCTCCTCGACCTTGCCCAGGTTGAAGCGGTACTTGTCGTTCTTGCAGACCACGTCCGCGTAGACATGGGCGACTTCGCCCGAGCGCATGATGAGCGCGAGGATTCCCTTGTAGTCGAACTGCAGGGTGGCGTCGTTGCCGTATGGGATGAGGTGGGCGTGGTGGCCGTCAGGCATCAGACCCCACTGGGCGGCCTGCAGGATGACCGAGGCCACGGAGGCTGGGGTGCAGTCCCAAAGTTTCGGGTTCTTGTTGCAGGCGGTGACCACGCAGCGCATGAAGCGCGTGGCGTCCTCGCCCTTTGGGAGGGCTTTGCTGACCTGCTGTTGCAGGCCCTCGGAGCGGACGAGCTCGGAGGTGTTCTTCGGGATGATGGCGTTGCTCATGGGAGATTAGGCGTTGAACTTGGACAGGTCGATTTCGATGACGCCCGGGCCGGTCTTCTTAGGCCAAGCCTTGGGGTCGGTTCCGAACTGATCGCGGTAGGACTTCATCAGGTCGAGCGCCTTGCGGTATCGGCGGCGTCCAAGTTCGATGTCGGCGTCGGTCATCACGAACACCTGGACGAAGACCTCGGGAGCGTCCTTGCCCTCGATGGCGATGAAGGCGAATCCTCGGGGCTTGCGCATGGTCACGGCCTCGATGCCGTCGATGTAGAGCGCGGACTGGCGGTCATAGCCGAAGTCCCAGACCGAGCGGCGGAAGGCGTAGTGCTCGACGCTGGGGGTGGTCTTCACGTCTACGAGCAGGCCGTCGTCGCGGTAGCGGTCGGGTCGGCAGCGCATTTCGATGCCGGTGATGGCGTCCTTCCAGAAGTAGGAGGACTCGTTCACGCCTTCGCCGGAGAGCAGGGCGTTGGCTTCCTCGTCATCCTGCACGGCGGTGGCGATGTTGGAGAGTTGGACGAACTCCTCGTGGCTCACGATCTCCTTGCCTTCGTTAGCCAGGAGGAACTCTTCCTCGCGAGCCTTGGCGCCCTTGCCCTTGTCGAGGCCCTCGGGCATGATGGCCCAAGTGTCGGCGATGAGCTGAGGCTCGAGGATGATGGTATGGACGAGAGAACCCCAGCGGAGGGAAGGGGTCTTCTTGCGGGGCGTGTTCATCAGGCGCGGGGACTCGAGGAAGCGGGAGAGCTTCGAGTTCGAGACCGCCGGGCTGGCGTGGTATTCTGCGTTGTTCATGTGCGGGTGGGAAACTTACTTGTCGCCCCGGATGCGGGGGTGGCGGAAGGAGCCTTCGGGCGTCATGTTCTGGAACGAGACTTCCAGCCAGGAGCCGATGACGGTGTCGCGGTTCTCCCAGATCTGACGGCGCTGCTCGTCGGTGAAACCGCCGCCGACGCGGACGAGACGGTGGCCGTGCTCGACGACCACGTAGCCCATGGTTCCGGCGAGACGGCCCTTGCCCTCGTGCACGGAGACGATGGGGCACTCCTCGGAGTCAACGGCCTTGACCTTCAGCCAGGCGTTCGAGCGCTTGCCCTGCGTATAGGGGGAGGCGGTGTCCTTAATCATCGCGCCCTCGAAACCCTGCGAGACGAAGCGGCGGAAGGCATCGTTGGGCGAGAGGTTGAAGAACGATGGGACGAGGGTGACGAGGCCGCCGACAGGCAGGACGAACTTGCTCATCAGTTCGCGGCGAGCGGCGTAGGTGCCGACGTCGTCGGGCAGGTCGAGCAGCCAGAGGCGAGCGGAGTCGTCGCGGTGCTGGGAGCGGATGGCGCCCACGCCGTCGAAGAAGTCGGTGCCGGACACGGCCTCGCAGTCGTAGGTGAACACACCGTGCAGGGTGGCCAGAGCGGAGAACACGCCCTCGAAGTGCTGGATGGCAGGGAGCGGGTTGCCGTTGCGGGTCTTGAACGAGACGGCCAGCGTCTCGCGGCAGACTTCCACGATCACTCGCACGCCGTCAATCTTCGGCTCGCAGGCGTAGGACTCGGGGAGGATGCCCTTGTAGGGCTTGGCCAGCATGGCCGGGGAGAGGGGAGCCTTGGCTTCGCGGCGAGCGCCCACCTTGAAGCGGGGCTCGGACTCAATCATGCCGAAGATGTGGGCGTAGAGGTCGGACAGGGGGTCATTCATGGTTGTGCGGGATACGACCAGACTGCCCGGGCAGGGGTCGTCGTCAACGGTAAATCGGCTACCCTCTAGGATTGCCCTAGGAAGGGGGCTTCACCCGCTGGGGGTGTCCTTACCCCGCCAGAGCCTGAAACCCACCGCCACGGCCACGGCAAGGCATCCAAACGAGAGGGCAAGGCCAAGGTCTTGGACGGACTGCAGGGCTAGGGTGGCTGAGGATAGGTTCCGCTCCAGCCGCTGGGAGTCCGAACGGATGCCTCCATCGGTCACCAGCATGACCATGGCGTCGGTGTTCTGCAGCTGGTCGAGGACGAAGCCTGCCGTCCAGGCACAGGTGACGGCGGTCAGTCCCGCGAACCCTGTCAGCAGGCAGACGGCCAGCAGGAGGTTCGAGTCACTTCCTGCGGCGCTTGGCTTTCCCATGGGGCTTGGGCTTGGAAACCTTCTCGACCTCTCGGTCTGCCCGGGCCTTGACCCAGCGGAGCAGCGCGTCGAGGGCTTCGGGACTGGCGTAGGAGACTGCCCCGATGGCGCCCATGCGCAGGCCAGGGGAGGAGATGTAGTCCTGCACCGCGTAGCCTACGACCACTGCGGTGATCGCGGCGGCGAGGACACGGCGAGCCACCCAGCCCCAGGTCTGCTTCTCAGTGGAGAGCAGGAGGCGGGCGCACATGGACAGGCCGCCGATGACCGAGGCCACCACCCCATCACGGACTTCCTTAGGGATGGACTCCGGGTCGATAGGGCTGGTGCTCATTCCTGCGGAGCCTTGGGTTTGCGGATGAAGCGCCACGACTTGACGGCCACGACTGCGGCGAGGTTCAGGGCAAGGAAGCCGAGCGTGCCGATGAGCACCCACTCGGACTTGTCCCCGCCGAAGAAGTCGATGAGGGGTCGGGCGGTCGCCGCGACGAGGACGCCTGCGCCGATCGTGAGGCCAGCCACCCACTTCTGGATGCCCAGCAGGTGACCGAAGAGCAGGGCTACGACGCCGAGGGCGATGGCGTAGGAGCCGTATTCGGTGAGGGTCTGAGCGGACTGCGTCAGGCTGGCCTGCTTGTCGGCCTCGGCCTTGTCCTTGCGTGCCTGCTCGGCTTCGGCCTGAGCCTTGATGCGTGCGAGCTTCTCGGCCTCGACCTTCTTCTCGAGCTCGTCGGTCTTCTTGTCCAGGGCGACCTTCTCAGCCCGGATGGCCGCGAGCATCTTCTCATCAGGCTTGGCCACCAGCGCGCGGAAGTGCTCGACCGACTTGGCCGTGGGTTCACCTGAAAGGGAGGCCAGCCCCTGCGTCGCGGAGTCGTAGAGGTTAAGCGCCGAGGCGGGACCGGACAGCGAGGGGCGGATGGCCGTGTAAATGGAAAGGTTCTCCGCCACCTCGTCCTGCCACACCTTGAGGAGCGTGGTCTGCTGGACAGGGGCAGGCGGAGGAACCTGCGGAAGCGGAGCCGGAGCCTTGGGCGTGGAGCACCCAGCCATCAGGATCGCGATGACCAGGAGCAAGCGCATGGCTTAACGGCCCTTGAGGACATCGAGGATGGAGCGGGACTTGGCCTCGATGGAGTCGGCCTTCGCCTTGTGCTTTCTCATCACGAGGGCACCGGCGACGAAGGAGATGATGCAGAGGAGGAACGTAATCATGTTATTCGGAGATGAGTTCGACGCGGACGAGAGGGCCGAGGTCGGCGGGGGTCTGCGGTTCGGTGAAATGGAACTCACCGATGGCTCCGCCATACTGCTCGAAGACCGGGCCAGACTCGCCGAAGACGGCCTTGCGTAGGTCTTCCCAGCTGGCGACCTTGATGGCAATGGCGGTGACTTTGTAGCGATACATCTTAGTAGTTCAGGATGGCTGCACGGCCTCCGCGGAAGAACGAAGTATGATTGCTGAAGGAAGGGACTCCAGTCGTCCATGCTTCTTCGCGCCACCACGCATAGGTTCCTGCGCTCTGGTAGGACGTAGGGCCTGCGTTGGACGTTGCGACCTGCGTTCCGTTGATGTAAAGTGTGACGTTGCCAGCGCCGTCGGAGTAAAGATCCCAGTCAAAGGCGATTTCTTGAGTGACGGCGAACGAAGACTGCACGGTCGTCTGGGTCGTTCCGTTATGGACAACAAGGTTGACGAAGCGAGAGCCGGTTCCGCCAGACCAACGCCAACCGAATCCGCGTCGAGTCAGGTCTCCGATGGCGTCGCCTTCGACTTTTCCGAAGTAAAAAGCCTGATTCCAAGTAGCATCAGAAATTAGAGCAAACGAACCAGCACGTCCAGACAGATAGGTTTTCTTATTGAAGTTGATGTTGGATGCCCAGTTCTCGCGGAACAGAAAAGGAGAGACTTGGTCGACCTGAGAAGTTCCGAATGGACGACCGATGACTGAGCTGGCGGCGGTAGCGTTCAGGCGGGAGTTAGTCGTGATGCTTCCGACCTGATTCCATTGAGGGGTTCCGGTGGTGGTGTAGGTGAAGTTAGTGCGGTCCAGGTCGATATAATCCTGCGACATGATAGCCCAGATTTCATTGAGCGGAGGGCTAATCTTCGTGGCATTCGAGAACTGACGCGTTTCCGTGAGAGAGGCGACAGTAGGAACGGCGGCGGTGACGAAGGCGGTCGTCGCGATCTGCGTGGTGTTCGTCCCAGCGGTGGCCGTCGGGGCGGTCGGGGTGCCAGTCAGGGCAGGAGATGCCAGCGGAGCGCGTGAGGTGTCCGTCGGGTGAACGTGGTCCTGGCGAGCGTAGCGGAGGGACGTGCCGACGGCGGCGGTGCCGTCCACCAGCGGGGTAGCCGAAGCGGCCTGACCGATGACGTAGGCCGTGGTCGCGAGTTGGGTCGTGTTAGTGTCAACCGCGGCAGTAGGAGCGGCAGGGGTGCCGGTGAACGTCGGCGAGGCCAGAGCGGCGCGAGATGTGTCCGTGGGGTGGACGTGGTCTTGGCGAGCGTAGCGGAGGGACGTGCCGACGGCGGCGGTGCCGTCCACCAGAGGGGTCGCGGAACCAGCCTGACCGACGACGTAGGCCGTGGTCGCGAGCTGAGTCGTATTAGTGTCCGTTGCTGCCGTAGGAGCGGCGGGCGTGCCAGTGAAGGTCGGGCTTGCGAGGTTCGCCTTGAGGTTGTCGGCGGTCGTTACGAAGGCCGTGGTCGCAAGTAGCGTCGTGCTGTTGCCAGCGGACTGCGTGACTCCGTTGGTATTACCCTGGAGCGTGGTCGTCGACGTGCCAGTGGTCGAACCGATCGTGATGTTCGTGGTCGAGCCAGCGACGCCGGAGGTGCCGATATTGACCGTCTTGGTCGAGGCCGAGATGGTGGCGCCGGTGGCGATGTTAACCGTAGACGCCGCCGTAGAGTTTCCGAAGGTCAGAGTGACGTTGGAGAAGGTCTTGCTGCCCGAGATGGTCTGCGTGCCGTCCACGTTGACCATCGTGCGGGTCGTGCCGTTAAGGCGGACAAGCAAGTCAGTGGTCGTCGTCCAGATGTCGCCGTTGACCGGGGCGGTCGGAGCGGTGCCGTGGGGGATACGGAACCCAGCGGTCGTCGTGGTCGAGGCAACCGTATTGACGAGGCCGGTGAACGTAGCGCCAGCGAGAGGGGCGTAAGGCGTAAGCGCCGAGGAAGTGATGTAGCCTTGACCAGTAACCCAGGACTGTTCGGCCAGAGTCTCGGTCGTCCCATTGAGTCGAACCTGAAGATCCGTAGTCGTAGCCCAGAACTCGCCGTTGACAGGGGTCGTCGGAGCCACGCCAGGGGTAAGCATGAACCCAGCGGAGGAGGTCGTCGAGGCAGGGGTGACGACTTCGCCAGTGAAGCTAGCGCCTGAAAGCAGGGCGTACGGAGTAAGATTCGAAGAGGTAAGGTAGCCCTGCGAAGTCACCCAGGACTCCGTCGCGTAGCCGGTCAGGGCGGACGACGTGATGTAGCCCGAGGGGTTGGTCAGCGGGTAGTACGTCGAGGCCGCAGCCGAGGTCGTCAGGTAGGACGACATTCCCGCGATCGTTTGGTAGGTCGAGGCCGCCGTGGCGCTGAGGAGGTACGGCGACAGGGCGGAGGACGTGATGTATCCTGCCGGGTTGCTCGTCGAGTACTTGCCGTCGAGCGCCGTCTGGAGGTCGGTCTGCGCCGAGAGCGTGCCGGTGATGCCTCCCCATGCCACGCCGGAGGAGTCCGTGCCGTTGTACCAGAGGCCGGTCGAGGAGTTGTACTTGAGCACCTGACCGTTGGTCGGGCTCGAGATCGCCACGTCGTGCAGTTCGTTCAGCTCGTAGCCGTTCTGCACGGCGACCAGGATGACGCCCTGCGTCGGGTGCGAGCGGATGACGATGCCGACGTAGACGAGGTGCTGGGGGGCGGAAGGCTTGGTGGTCGTCCATGCGCCCGGGGTCGTCGGCGATAGGTAGAGCTGCACGCCTTCGGTCAGCGCCGAGGTGTCGATGTTCTCGAGTTCGCCGCGGACGATGACGTAGCCGGTGCCGTTGTTGGCGATGGCCGTTTTGACGAACCCCATCGTCTGGGCCGAGTTGGCGTCATTGTTAGCCTGAGCGAGCGTGATCAGGGGCTTGTTTCCAGTTGCTCCGCTGATGTAGACGATCGAGCCGGCGGCGATGGTCGAGCCAGACTGGTTGCGGACGAGGACCTCAAGGTTCTTCGCGACGGCGGTGCCGGAGGCGAGTTCCTGCTGGACGAAGGCCGTGGTGGCCAGGGACGTGTCAGAGTCGCCGAGTGCGGCGGTCGGGCCGCGAGGGTCTCCGGTGAACAGGGGGGAATTGAGCGGGGCGTAGGCCGACAGGTTGAGCGTCACCCAGTCAGTATTGTAGGAGACCCCGTCGATTTTCTGGAGGAACTGGCCTGCGGTGCCTCCTGCGGGAACGCCTTGGCCTGCTGGCCCGACTGGCCCTTGAGGCCCGACACTGCCGGGACTGCCGGCCGGGCCTTGCGGGCCGGGGACTCCGACGCTCGAGCTGAGCGTGCCGACGGCCACGCAGCCGATCGTGCCGTTGATAGTTCCGTCATCGGCATTAGCGACCGTGCCGGTGATGGCGCCTAGGGGCGTCCCGGTGATGGAGGCGTCGATGGCCATTTAAGCGATGGATTCGCTGACTTGAGCGCGGAAGGTTTCCGAGTGCGTACCGCCGCCAGGGAAGACGAAGTAGAAGTCGAACGGCCAAGTGCCGACAGGCCAGTCGCGGGTCGAGCCAGCGTAGATGCTCGTGAAGGTCAGGCCATCGGGGGCGATGACCACAGGGACAGGGATGACATCGCGGCAGACCTTGATGGCGCAGGTGACGGTGGCCCCGATGAGGTTGGTCGTTCCGGTGTCGCCCGGAGCCCAAGTCCAGTTAATGGCGAACGAGTCCCCCTGCTTCATGCTTACTGTGTTCGACATAGGTATACCTATTGTGCCCCTTTTCGGGTTTTATCCGTCAGAAGGCCGTGAAATTTGACACCGAGAGGATGTCCGCCGAGTCAGGGTCAAGCTCTTGGCCGAAACCGAAGGGGCCTTCGTAAGCGTCCGCCGTGATCGCGATGGTCTGGCTGGCGTTGTCCAAGGTGACTTGATCGCCTAGTAGCTCAGCCTCGTCCTCCTCGACCAGGATGCGCTGGCTTCGTGCGCCGAACCTGAACCACATATCAACCTGACCGTCCACGGTGGTCGTCACGAACAGGTAGGAGAAGGTTGCCCAGAAAGGACCACGATCGCACCTGAAGAACGTGTTGTCCTCGGTCATGAAGCCCGGCGAGTCGAACTCGATGTTATGCGAGCCCGCGTCGTAGCCTGTCTGATTGTTGCCTAGGGGAGAGCGAACCCAAGCCCAAGTGCTTGCGCTTCCTGAGGTGTTCTGTCCTAGGATTACACCCATCAGATGCGGGCGTAATAGTAGCGGGCCGTCTCCGTGCCAACCTTGATGCGGTCACCCCAGAGGGAACCGGTGACGTACTGGTTGACCGTGATGCTCGGGCCTGCGGCTTCGGTGGCCACGGCGAGGAGCACATAGCCATAGGTGTCCGTGTCGGCCAGTTCCACGTCAGAGTTGACGATGCGAGGATAGGCCGAAGAGGTGTCGTCGTTGCTCGGGAAGTCGCCAGTCGATGGGTCTTTGCCTACCCGCAGATAGATGAAGCACTGGTGGGTCGTCGCGTCGAACGGACCCATGACTGACACAGGCCAGTCAGGTACGCCTGCGGTCGTCCGGTTAAGGAATACCCAGACGCTGTCCTCGTTGATCTGCGCGACGAGGTTGTTAAGCGTGCCTGGCACGACCTGATAGAGCCACGCGGTTCCCGGGGCGTCGTAGGTCATGTTGATGACCTTGAACGGATGGTTGGTATCCACCGTGTCCTTCGCTGGCCATGGGTCACCGATGTCCAGGGTGATGCCCATGGACGAGGATGAGAACCGATAGCCGGGACCGGGTTGCATGATTAGGCGGGCTCGTAGGTTTCGGGAGGGTATCCGTCGGCGAAGTAGCGGATCTCGTAGGACACCTTGTATAGGTCCTTACCATAGTCCTCATGGTTTACCTGCGTCAGCAAGAGCTGATTGCGCTGCGGCGTACCTGTCTTGAACGAGTTTCCGAGGTAAGTCGGCAGGAGTTGCGTGTTGTCGAAGGAGTTGGTCCCGCTTGTCTTTCCGAGTTTGGAGCGAAGGCCGGTGACGCGAGAAATCACGTTAGTGTAGATCACACCAGCGTAGGTCGTGACAGGAGCAAGGTAGTTCGTCTTTCCGTAGTACAGGGGCTTGTCCGGGTCCTTGAATCCTAGGAACTTGCCTCCGTCAGCCTTCTCGAAGTGAGCGCCGTTGAGTCCTACGAACTCGCCAGGGACGATGGCAGAAGCGCCGAACGGCTTAGGACCTGCGATGCCGCCAGCAGTGAAGAACTTCGGGTGGGTCGTGATGTGCTCCGAGGTCAGGCCGTTAGAGCCGGTGACGTTAGGTAGGGAAAGGAACGTGCTACCAGGCGTGCTCAGGCCGACGTAGTCCACGCTGATCACGTCCACCTCTAGGCTTCGGTTCGTACGCACGACCTTCTGCGCGAACAGGACGCCGTTGTAATTCGAGATCGGGAAAGGGTCGTCCCTGTTGACCGTCCAAGAACTGGTGCTGTCCACTTGGAACGTGGCGTGTCCGGTCCAAAGGCCGTAGCCGTCGGCCTGCACGGTCCAGCCTGGCTGGACTTGCCCGGTTGCGAGAGCGTTGCCTTTCTTAATGATGGCCATGGTTTATTTGAATTGAGGGTAGGCAGGGACGGAATAGTCCGGCTTCGACTTGTAAGGCGTTCCTTCGGATCGGATGATGTTTTCCTTGGCGTCCCACTTCTCGGCGATGCGGCGCATCATCTCAGCGATCTCCTGCTGTACGGCGAGCTGGGCGTTGATGGCGGCCATGGCAGGGCTCTGGCCTACGCCGATGACGTTAGACGAAAGCCCCTCGGGCTTGAAGTTGTCTTTGCCTGCAGAGTCGAAGATGGGCTTGTAGGCCTTTCCTTCAGGAGAAGCCAAGAAAGCCTTCATGGCCTTTTCTCGAAGTTCCGGCTCCTGGCCTAGCGTGCGAAGACTATATCCCGAAGCAGAGTTAGGCCCCATGTTCCTGCGGATGAACTCTTCTTTAATCTTCTGACCTTCCGGTGTCTCAAGATAAGCAGTGGTGATCGCAGTCTTTCCTTCTTCGACAGAAGCCATCTCAGCTTCGCGCTCTCGCTTCGCCTTAAAGAATGCGGCCATCTTCTTTTCCTCTGTGTTAGCATAAACGGTCTCGCCCTTTGCCAGCAGGTCTAGTCCGTCCTGTGCATCCTGCTTAACCTTTGCTACATAGCCGGAAATCATGGCGATGGCATTGTTCAAAAGAACCATCGGAGCGATGAAGCTCAATGCGATGTCCTTGAACGCGCTGCCGAACTTCTTGCCGATTCCTTCGATCTGCTTGTCGAAACCAGAGACGGCGGCCTTGGCGCGGTTCGTCACCTGTTCCGCGTTAGTGTCGCCGGTGATGCTGAACTTGATGACGTTGCTCATTGGCTTTCGAGTTGGGCGATTAGTTCTTCGTCCTCATGGGTAAGGACTTTTAGGTCTGCTCCTTGGCTGACGGCGAAGGCCGAGTGCAACCAGATTGCCTGAGACTCTGGCATAGTCCAAGCCCTTTCCTCGCTAACGCCGTTGCGCATCAGTCCTGCCACGACAGACAGCGGCCAAGGGATACCGGACGTCTCGCGGGACTTGTCCTTCTTCTCCCAGAACTTCGGCCACGACTCCAGCAGTACGAACTCGGAGAAGCGGACCATCTGGCGGACGAAGTACATCTCGCTCCTGTTCATGCGCCCGAGATACCAGGAGTCCTTCAAGGTCGGCTTGTCGATGGGTTCACCGGCGCAGATCTTGACGGCCACGAGAAGGTCAGCAGGCCGGACGTCTGAACCATCACGCAGCAGCGGGCTGTCGATGGCCTGCAACTGGACGCGGTGAAGGAGGGAGAACGGAGCAACTTTCCGACCGAGAATCCTCAGTTGGTCAGAAGGGTCCGTGAAAGCGCTGAGGAAGCGCCTATCCATTGGTTAGACTACGCCCTCGTAGCCGACAGCGGTGACAGTGACAGCCGAATAGCCCTTGTTCGAGCCCTTGTCCGAAATCTTAGTGACCCAGCCGGAGAAAGAGGTGGCAGCCGTACCGCCAGTGTAGGACGAAGCGGTGTTGACGGTGACCGAGAAAGCGGCACCGAGCTGGGGCATGGCGCTGGTCTTGGCGATCAGCTCGACGGTGACCTGCGTCTTGCGGTCATCGCCGCGCCAAGCGACGGTCTTGCCTGTCTCATCGACGATGGTGATCTCGTTGTTGAACTCGCCGTCGTTGGTGTAGGACTGCACCACGGCGTTGCTGACGAGGGTGTTCTCGACACCATAGATTGCGGATACCCCTTTGACGACGGCGGCCATATACCTATTGTGAGGTAGTTCGGGTTAGGGCTGGGGGTTCACGACCACCAGCACGTCAAAGGAAAACACCGAAGCCCAGGAGCGCTCGTTGACCCCCTCGTCCTCGGCGGTGGGGGTGACGTCATAGCAGAGGGCATCGCCTCCGGCCACGAAGGCGGCCTTGATTAGGTCGAGGTCCTGCATCGCCCCGGCGATCGCGGCGCAGCGCTCGCGGTGCACGGTCAGGGTGACGTCGTCGGCGGAGTCGAAGACCGAGACGCGGACCGAGCAGGAGTAGTTGCCCAGTCCTTCAGGGAGGTCATTCGGAACGCGGGCGGAGTCGCATAGGACGATGGCCTTGGGCATGACGTTCGTGTCGGCAGAGTCTCCGGTGTAGAATGTGACTCCGGCCAGTTCGGACTGGCTGGAGAGGTAGGAAGCCAGGACGGCTTCGATGATGTGGCGGGCTGATTTAGGTCCGGGCATAAAGTTATTTCTTACGGTTGGCGCGTTCGGCCTTATCTTTGATACGACCCTGCACGGTATTGTTCAATTGTTTAACGCGGTTGCCGTAGACGATGTTCTCGGTATTGGCCTCAGACGCCACGTTGTTGATGTTGCCGATGAGGTTTGTGGCGGTCATCGACACACTCTGTGCGTTCTTGCTCATTGAGAATTGGCCCATGGCAGAGCGGTTTGCGTCAACCCACGGAGCGTCATAGACCCCATAGTTTCTGGCGTTGCCCTTGCTTGATACCAGGGGAGGAATCAACTGCATGGCAGAAGCCCAACCGGCCTTGACTCGACCGACCTTGAACTGGCGTTCGGCGATGTAGGCTTCCAGCATCAGCGCCGTGCCGACGAAGTATTGAGGGCCACCGATGGGGGCGTTCTTTGGCCAGCGTCCATTGACCGCACGCTTGTACTTGTCGTGGATGCCGCGCAGGTCGTCGGTAGGTCCTTCGATTGGGCGTACCTGCCCGAAGATGTTGGCCTTGTTCAGGTAGTTCTTGGCCTTGGCAAAGGCTCGCGTGTAGCTCGTGTCCTGCATGATCTTGCGGAGGACAGGGGACATCTTCCCGATTCGGGACAGCACGGACTTCTGGTCATATATTGAGCGGAAGCCCTCCTGGTCATTTGCCCGGACAGAGTTGATGACCTGACGCAGGACCACAGGGAATCCCTTCTTGGGCTGATCCATTGGTACGAAGATGCGGCGCACGTCATTCCCCAACTTGTTCATGCCTGCCTTATGGGCGGCAGAGCTCAGGCCACGGCCCCCGCCCTTGGGCATCGGGGGTGTGAAGGTCATGGCGTCCCGAAGCAGCAGGCGCATCTGCTCATTGGCGATGATGTCGCGTTCGACCTTAACCTCCTTGGCAAAGTCCGAGATGGCCTTGTCAAAGTCTGCCTTGGACTTTGGGTCGATAGGCATGATTACTGGTTGTCGTCGATGCAGGTCAGCTCGATGACGGCGCTGGCCTGCTTGTAAGCCTGCCCCTTCACCCGGAGGACCTGTCCGTTTACCGTCAGTTTCTTACCCGGGGCTAGGGAGGCCATAGGGACGCCAGAGACGATTGTGGCTACCTGACCTCCCATCCGGCCATCAGAAGCCGTCCAAGGGGCCGTAGCGGCGGCGAAACGCACCGTCCACATCTTCTGGTCGACGAAGCCCCCCGCGTCGAACTTGGGGGTGTTCATCGGCTGGGACAGGCCGACCAGGAACAGGTTGCCCCCGACCGTAGCCGGGACGCCGATGTCGGCCAACAGGGATTGATAGTCTGCGAGGAAGGTGCCGTATAGGGACATTTAGGTGGTAGGGTTGGAAAGGGGGATACAAAAAAGCCCCCATTGCTGGGGGCTGTTCAGAGGCTCAGCCCCGATTAGGGGTTGTAGACGGAGGCGATGGTACCCGCCGTGATCGCCTTGTTCGCGCCGAACATCAGTTCCATGGAGCCGATGACGTTGCGGGTGCTCTTGTCGACCCAGACGTTGTAGTAGACGTTGAGGCCGAGACCTTCGACCGGGACGACTTCGCGGACGAGGAAGTCGTTGCCGACGGCTTCGAGGTCCGGGGCGGCGGCGGCCATCGCGATGGCTTCGCTGGAGCAGGCAAAGCCCGCCAGTTTGGCTTCAGAGGGGAAGGACGAAGCGTAGAACACGCCACCGTCGAAACCGTAGGCACCAGCGGAGAGCGGGAGACCAGTCGTGGCGGTCGGGATGAGCTGGCTGTAGATGCCAGGGTTCACGATGAGGGTCTTGCGACCGGCCTTCGAGACACCGGCCCAGAGAGCCTTCAGCTGAGCGGAGCCCGGGACGACAGCGGAGTCGGCGGCGGTGACCGTGGCGGCACCGAAGTTGGCGACGGTGATCGGGGCGGTAGCGGCGGCCCAGATGGAGTCGGCCAGCTTGTCCATGTTGATCTTCAGGATCTTCTCGAGGCGGATGCCGTTCTGGACATCAGCGTAGGAGAGGCCGAAGGGCTGGTAGAGGTGATTAAGCGACACGGCGGTCGCGCCCAGCGTGCTGTCCCCGATGACATTAAACGCGGTCGGGTTGGTCAGCGTGGTGGAGCCAGCGGTCGAGAGGGCGACCTGGACGACGTCCTTCGGGCGCTTCACGTCGCCGGAGAAGTCCGAGGCGAAGTTGGAGAGACCGGCGAGGCGGTTGGCGAGGGAGGTGAGGCTGAGCTCGGCGACGGTATCGACGATCAGAGCGCTGTTGATGGTGTTAGGCATGGTAGCTTAGGAGGGTGGGTTGAAAGATTATTTGGCGGCGAAGAGGACGGCCTTGTGCTTCTTGAAGAACGCACGGCGCTCAGGGCCAGCAGGCATCGAGGCGTACTGTTCGGAGAGCGAGAGGGCGGCGGCGGCGGCGGTGTCCTGAGCCTTGACAGGCTCGACGCCAGAGGAGGCGAGGATGTTCGCGGCTTCCTTGGCGCCGGACTGGGCGGAGGCTTCGAGAGCGGCGACCTTGGCGTTGGCTTCTTCGAGCTTGGCCGAGAGGTCGGCGAGAGCGGAATCCTTCGCGGCGAGGGAAACCTTGGCGGCGTCCAGTTCGGCGGAGACGTTGACGGCGGCGGCTTCGACACTCTTGCGGAGGTCGTCGCGTTCGGCGGTCAGGGACATGATCGCGGCCTCGGCGGCCTTGAAGCGTTCTTCGATGGTGTGAGCCATGGTATAACTATTGCGGGGCAGTTCGGGTTGAGTGGCTTTCGAGTCGGTGTCCTCGTCGTTGTCCTCTTCCTCGTCTTCGAGGTTGGCGGCTTCGGCTTCGGCCCACTTGGCCGTGCGCATGATGTCGCCGGAGGTAGGTCCACCCCACAGCGCCCACGCTACGGCACCAGCACCAGGGAAGTCCTCGTTGCCGGGCTTGTTCTTCGGGGCGTCCATGTCGGGACGGTGGCGCTGGAACCACGGCTCCATGCGTCGCACCTTGTCCTCCGAGACTTCACCAGCGGCCATGTCGCGGGCTTCGCGGATGGTCTGATCGGTGACGCCGTCGCCGGACTTGCCTTCAGCGTGCCACTCGAGGCCGCGCTTGGCGGCTTCCTGCACGTAGTCGGGGACAGGGACGGACATCAGTTGGAAGCCTCGAAGGCGGAGAGAGCGTCCTTGAAAGACACGGCCAGCCCGGTCACGAGACCCTTGGCGGCGGCTTCTTCGCCGGTGAACACCTGGCCTTCCATGTCCTCGTCTCGGACATAGGACCGCTTGCGCTTCACGACAGCCTTGAAGCGGTCGTGCATGGCGTTGATGCGGGCCTGCTCTTCGGCGCGCATCTCTTCGGAGTAGCCTTCGCCCGCCACGTTCGCGGCCTTGAACTTGCCCGCACGGAAGATTTCGAGCTGAAGGCCGATCTGCTTGTAGTGCTCGGCGTAGGACTCGTCCACGAGGATGACCCCTACCGACCCCACGTAGGCCGAAGGGCTGGCGTAGACGTGGTCAGCCTGGCTGAAAGCGTAGACCGCACCGGATGCCATCAGGTCCTTGGTATAGGCCATCGAGGGGACAGGCAGGTTGGCCACCTTGTCGGCGAGCTCAGGCGTGCCTAGCACGGTGCCACCGGGCGAAGAGACGTTGAACGCGATGCGCTTAACGGCAGGGTTCGCGAGGGCCTCGTCGATCTGGTCGGAGATTTCCTCCATGTCGGCGCCGCCAGTGATCTTCTCGAACTTGGTCAGGCCGACGCCCATCACGCCCTTCATGCTGATAACCGCCGTGCCGTTCGGGGTCACGTAGGGCTTGGCGACAGGGTTGAAGAACATATCGATGACGCCCTCGACCACGCCGTATTTCTCGGCGTACTTGACGTGGTTGGCGGCCTTGATGGGGTCGCAGAGCATAGGCTCGCGGCCCTGGAGCGCGGAGAGAAGTGACTTCATGGATTAGAGGGGGGAGGAGGAGGAGGCAGGTCGAGGTTGTCGGCCACGTCTTCGGGGGTCTGGCTCGAAGCCTGACCCTGCTGCAGCCAGTTGAAGTCCGGCTTGTAGAGCATCCAAAGCGGGATGTTCCGCTCCTTGGCCTTGGTGATACGCTTCTCGGCCTCGGTGGCCAGAGTCTCGAGCACCTCGTCGTAGGTCATGCCCTTCTTGCCCAGGATGGCCTGAGCCGTGGTCAGGCCCATCTGGAGGTCGGCACGGTCCTGCGCGGCCTCGCGGCCTGCATCGACGGTGACGTCGCGAGGGGTGATCCAAATCTTGCGGTTGAAGTTCGGGTCGTCCGGTAGTTCGCCGTTCTTGATACCCCACGAGATGACGTAGTCATATGCATCGTCGCATACGGTATCAATGGTGAGGTTCTGCCATTTCGCGGCAATTCGTGATACCTTAGCGGCGACCAGCCGGATGGCCGGTCCCGTGATGCCAGAAGGGTCGGAGACGTACTCGACAGGGAGAAGCTTCACGATGTCGCGCTCGATGGCCTTCATCATGCCGATCCAAGCGGGGCTCGGGCGGTTGTTCGCGATCTGGCTGAGGTCTTCGTTGGTATCGACGACGGCGAGTTTGCCGCCCATCTGGCTGGCAAGGCGCTCGCAGGAACCGCCGCCATTGCCGGCGAACTGAGCGGCGGCATCATCCTGAAGCATCCCGCCCTGCTTCTTGAGCAGCATCACGTGGTCGCTCGCCGTGCGGACTGCGGTCTTCTCGAGCTCGAACACCTCGAGCTGGTCCTGCACCGAGTTGAGACTAGACTGCAGGACAGGGTACCCGCGAACCGATGACGCACGCTCGAACTCGCAGACGTGGCTCATCGACTCGACAGGGATGAAGCGATCCTTCTTGTCGCCGTCCACGTAGACGTTGTAGCCGACCACCTCGCCGTAGGAGCCGAGGTAGACGCCGTCCACGCACTTGGGGTTGAACTCGTCCTTGGTGGGGCCGACTCGGTGGGCCTCGATGAGTTGCACCTTGGGGCGTCCGGTCTTCGGGTCGCTGGTCAGCACGAGGAAACTGTCCCCATCGACGAGACACCCGAACAGGGTCATCCGCTGCACTTGGCCGAACGTGAAGCGTCCGGTGATGTCGCACTTCTTCGACCAGTTGCGGAAGTACTCCTCGTAGAGCGCGGCCTTCTTCGGGTCCTTGGCCTGGCTCTGAGGCACGAGGCCGTCGCCGATGGTAACCAGCACGACCTCGTCCATGACCTGCTTGTAGGTCGGCGAGTTGCGAATGCCCCAGCGGGACTTCGCGATCATCTGGATGCGGTTGACCGAAGACAGGTCCGTGCGTCCGTCTGACGGCGCTCCGGTCAGGAGCCAACGACGCGTGCTCGACTGGGTCGTGCTCGCGAACTGGCTATAGTCTGCACCCGCCTGTTTCCGAGGCGACTTGGTTGCAGGCGTTTTCGGTGTCTTCTTGGTGGCCATCAGAGGTCTACGCGGTAGGTCCAGTCCTTCTGGACGGAGGTATGGGCACCGCCATACTTCTTCGGGTCGAGGCGACTCAGCGCGAAATTGATTTCCTGTAGGCGCTCTTTCGGGGGGATGCCCCACTGCTTGTTGACCGAGGTTCCGCTGTCAGAATAGGACGTGACCGAGAGGCCCATGTCTGCAAGGGCCTGCTGCTTGTAGGCGAGCAAGGTATCTTCATCCAACCCTACGAACAACCCGAGAGGCATATACTTATTGCCCCTCAGTTCGGGTTGCCTCCGAGACATCCCTGCCGACGATGCCCCACCTGCAGGCGATAAGCATCCCTAGCAGTTCGCAGTCGAAAGCGTGGTTGTGCTTCACGCCCTGGCGCAACCGCCAGATCGGCTTGCCGTTCTCCTTCACCCGCGTCTCGGAGTTCAACTGCATCACGTAGTCCTCGGACGCGTCCCGGGCGAAGGTGAACACCTTCCTGGCTCGCAGGCCGTAGAACAGGTCCTTGCCCGAGAGGTTCGACCAGACCACCAGCGACGTCGGCTTCGGCACCCCCGGCACGTGGATCGCGGACGGCGCCTGGTAGAACCGGCGGACCATGTCGCCGTTCTTCGTCTTCACGTTGAAGTACTCCTGGCCTGAGCCCTTGGCGCAACCCCAGCCACGGATGGCGCACTGCTTGTAGACTTCCTGCGTGTTGTTGCCGTCACCCGAGTCCACCATCACGAGCTGAGGGTGGATTCCCCACTTGGCCGCCATGGCGTCCAGCCCTGTCCAGTCGGTCAGCCCATCGTTCGAGAGCACCTTCTCGTAGGCAGCCAGTCGGCTATGCCCGGTGCGTGCCCACCTGCGGATGATTAACCAGAAGTGGTCCCCCTGACAGTCGATGCTCATCGTCACGAACGGAACCGACCCGGGCGGGGCTTCGTCCTTGTCCACGATCTGGCCACGCGGCCCGATGTAGCAGGTGGCCGACCACTCGTCCTTCATGCCGTAGTCGGACGACTCCGTGCTCACGACGAGCGACCCCTGCTCATCACTCCATGGCAGGGCGAGGTACTGCTGCTTGAACAGCATACGCGGGGTTAGGTCACCTAGCTCGGCGACCTCCTTCGCCTTGATCATATCGACGGCCAGAGACCCCCAGCTCGTCGAGGCCAGAGCGTTGACGTGCAGTCCGACGTAGCCTGCCTTCTCCGCCTTGGCCGTAGCCACGAACCCAGCCCCACGCTCTACCTCGTTCGCGATGGTCCGCACCTCGTCGTTGTCCTCTAACCGCGTCTTGCAGTGAGGGCACTCGTAGGTCGTTCCGTTCTGCACCTGCTCCAAGTCCCAGCCGTCGATGTTCTTCGCGCCTTCTGGAAACCTGATGAAGTCCCATGACCAGGCGCTCGTCTTGGAACACGCCGGGCAAGACATCATCCACTCCCGCTGGTCGGTCATCAGGTAGAACTTCCAGAACTCCGCACCCTGTCCTTCGATGTTCCCGGGCTGGCTCTCGTAGATCGCCTTCGAAGCGAACGCCGCCGCCTTCAGTCGGGACAGGCTCATCGCAATCGCACCGTTCGGCCACTGCCAGCACTCCGAGCCGAGGACGTAGCGGACGTGCAAGGACTGCAGGTGCTTCTCCGTCGAGGCGGAGCGGTTGTGAATCAGCGAGCCGTCAGCGAACCTCAAGGTCCCTGATTTGTCGTTGTCGTCTGCGCTCATCTGCGAACGGATGTCGCCCACCTGCTCGAACAGCGGACGCAGCTCATTCAAAGTGAACCCCTTGGCCTTGTCCTGGCTGTCGAGGTAGATGGCCATCGACGCCCGGCGGTTCGCCATCAGGTAAGCCGCGTTGAGTTTCAAGGTCAGCGTCTTCCCGCAGCCGATTGCCCATGGCATGAACATCCGGCTCGTCGTGGACTGGTTGAAGATGCGGACGGCCTCCGCGATCCACGGCCAGCGCTTCGGGTTGTACCCGCCGTCGAACACACCTGCCGGAATCTTCTTAACGTTGTGCCGCAGGTAATCGACAGGGTCGGACATCGCCGACGGCCTGACGACCGAGAGCATCTCCTTGAACAGTTCCTCGCCGGTCATGCTTCGGGTGGGCGGAACATATCCGCCGCGTTGGCAATCTTCTCCCGGGCCTCGAGCGCCCAAGCCGTCAGAACCGTGATGGCCTTGATTGGGTCCTTCGGGTTCGCGTTCTC